GCTTTAGTATTATTAAATACTGGCTTATCATCTGATAGCCCAACTTGTGCAGATTCCTCTACATTATAGAGACGCATCTTAGCACGATCGATCCCTACGACAAATTTTCTACTCAGAGTAGGATCGTTATAGCGATTCTTAAGCTGTTTAACCATAATCTGGCTACGACTTTCCATCTCATCAGATGAGATCAAAGCAAACATTAAGTCAGCAGTCGCTGGAAGACCGAAAGACTCAGATGTGTCAGTGAGCTCAACATCTGAATTACCGTAACCACTTCTTGTTGTTTGAGTAGCAGTAACAACAGGAACGTTGAACTCAACAGCAAGACCGCGTAGCTCTTCAGCGATCGCTTTAACGTAAGTGTACGAGTTGACATTCGCACCACCACGTATACGACTGCTGCAGCAAATGTTAAGATAGTCGATGTAAATAATATCTGGTATAAAGTTACGCTTAATTCTGAGTTCATTGAGTAGGTGCCTAAAGTGAGATGATCCAGCTGATGCGGTCGGATATTCCTTGATCACAAGCTTACCTACTGTCTTCTCTTTCAGTCTATTAAGCTTCTTATCGTAAACATCCTTAGGAAGGATAGTCAGCTCGTCGATAGTGACATTAAGAAGATTAGCGTCAATACGTTCAGCAATCTTCTCTTCTGACATTTCCATTGTAATGTATAGTACGTTCTTGCCTTGTGTTAAATTATTAGAAGCACAATGGCACATAAAAAGAGACTTACCCACACCCGTGCCAGCCAATGCAACGTTAAGGGTTTTCCGTACAAGACCTCCTTTAGTGATCTTGTTAAAGAATTCGAGGTCGAAGGGAATATGTTCCTCCCTACGATGATAAAACTCAAAGCGATCATCACTATTGCTAAAATAGTCATGCCCGATAGAAACATCAAAGCTAACGCCAAGTGCATCTGAGAGTAGACTAGGGATTGCTCCTGTAGTCGACTCTCCAGATTTATCATCCAGGATTTTAATCGATGCCATAATTGCATTATAAATTGCCTTCTCTTGACAAAACTTCTCAGTGCTGTCCAGTAGCCATTGAATATCAGTATTATCTACCTGAAGGTTATCTACAATACCTTTAGAGTCCTTGTAGATAGATTCAGAGAGTGAATCGATCCTATCCAATTCAATCTGTAATACTTCACGTGTAGGAGTATTGTTATACTTCTTTACATACTCATCAATAACTTTATATACAGTACGGTCGCTATGATTCTGAAAGTATTCTGACCTCAAGAAGGGTAGAACTTTACGTGCGTATGCTTCATTAAAAATAAGATGGGAGAGAATTGTTTGTTCAATCATTAATTAAATGCTCTTATTCATTTACAGCGTATTCCCACTTATGATCGTCCCAGAGGTAACGAACAGTTTCTAATTTAGTTGATGTACTAATATTACGCTTAATTTGATTTAAAATCAAGTCACGCGAGCCTTTATTATCAAAGCGTGCAAATACATACGTAGGCGCAAAAGGATCTTGAGGTTGAATAGTAGGCATCCAACGTTGAGCAAATTCTCTACGATCAAGACCTGAAGATAATACTGTTTGATAATACCGTTCGTATCTATCTACTGAACTAGCATCTTCAAGCATAAACGGCTTAACGTCATCAAGCTTCTCATTAATGATTAGATCAATGACATCTTTTTCACGAGATAAGCTATCTTTAACTTTATGAAGTTTAACATACCACTCACCTTTGATCTTGAGCATATGCCCGTCGTCAAAACGTATGATATAACCTTCGATGCCTTCTGCACCACGAGTTTCTTCAATAAGATGAGACATAGACTCAGCAGTACCCGGATAGGTCTTTACTACCTCTACGTTATAAGTTGCAGCAGCTCTCACAAGTCTATCATAACTATGATATTCACCAGTCACATTATTGCGAATAGCAGTCAGAACTAGTCGATCTTCAGGATAGTCAACAACAATACGCTGCTTACGAGAGCACCATTCAAAGATAGGAGTAAAGCCATTATCAAGACCATCTTCTGCAAGACACTCATACTGCGGGTGATTAGCAACGAATAATTCTGCACCCATAGCAACATCAGTAATACCCATCTTAGTACCCCAACGTATAGTCTCACCGTCTGGCATAAGCATAGGAGTAATCATTGACCCGTCGAGCTTTTCGAGGATCACATGAGGTTGATTGAAGTCGATCTTATGGAACTGAGTTTCGTCACGTTCATTAACGTTAAAGAACTTATGCAGACGACGAGCCATGATCTTACCTTCTGTATCGAAAAGTAGACCACGACACTCACGACGAATTGCAGCATTAAGATCGTCTTCAACTGCAGGAAAAGTATCTATCATTGCCGCCACGTAGTTAACTACATAGCCCCAATCACGCTCGGCAATAATAAACTCATCTGAACCTTCAACAGCCGATCGTACATCATCAAGATGCCGTATTTCAGGAAATTGATACTTCATAGTTAGTTTCCTTCAATTACAATAACCCTATCAAAACCTTCATCTTCAGTTGGCATCTCAATAGAGTCAATCATGTTCTTTAGAATATGCGCAGGAATAGTTTTACCGGGACGTGAATCTAAACGACGCTTATGCTCTTCACCTGCTGGTGTTACAAAGTAAACAGCAATCCTTTCGTAATTACTAGGAATCTTTGCAAGCTTAGCCTTACGTGACTTGACAGTTAGGTTAGTTTGATCCCAGACGATGTCTTCATTACGCTCAATAGTCTTCTTGAGTCGATCGTTACTCATAGAAGTTGCCATATCAATGAACCGCTTGAACACTTCATTGTATGTGCTATTAATTTCTTTTGCCCATTCTTCCAGAAGAAAATCTGTAGAATAGATGAATGTACCAACCTTGGTATTTTCCAAAGCCCAGGTTGTCTTACCTGAAGCGGGTGCACCTACCAACATGATCAACTTAGGCATTAGAAGTTTCCTTCAGCTACTTGCAAACAACGGATACCACATTCACGCCACGCTTTAACAACACGATCTCGGTCATCGAACGCTAAGAGAGGATTATAGCCATCAGCTCTAATATCTGCCAGCAATTCTTTCTTGACAATACTATCGTCCCGGTAATCACCTTTCTTACGCATGTAAGCTTTGGTGAACGGAACGTTATACTTTACAAGCCAGTTTTCTGTGACATCACGATACACTTCCTCGCGACCTGAACAGATAATAACTGCCAGACCTTTGTCTACTGCGATGTTAGTAAACTGTATAATGTCCATATGAGGAGGATCATAAGCCATACCAGCATTCCATGCAGGCCAATTCCTAGGACTATGAGCAACCCACTTCTTACGATGGTCCGAATTTGCTAACGTACCATCCATATCAAAGATCCAACAATCTTGCATTTTAACCTCTGTGTAGCCGAAACTCTAGACTACGAACTTCGTCCTGAGCAATGTGCAGCTCATAAGAAAGCTGCTCGTTTTCTGCTTGCAACTTTGCGTTAGCTGCTTGCAACTTTGCGTTAGCTGCTTGATATTGATCGAGTTCTAGCTCAAGCTTATCGAGCAGCTTTTCATAATGCTCATTTTCTACGTCGTGCACATTTCACCTATTCGTATAAGTCTCTATTATTGCTATTATAGCTACAAACAATAAAACAATCAAGATAGGAATATACAACGGACCGAGCACTAACCACCAAGACCAATCAATAAAATTCGTAAGCTTTAGTGCTACGAATAATATAGTAAGAAGTCCAAAGAATCCTATACCGTGATTATTATTGGTGTTATAATTGTAGTTACTCGACATCTTCATTGCTCACAAGTGCACCAGTTGCCAAGCTATACTTGTTACGAATCCACTCGGCAAAGTCTGTACTCTTGAGTAGATCCATCCAAAGCTGTTTATTGTCTTCGATGTCAGCAGCACGCATCTTATTACCAGTCAATTCACCAGTAGTACGATCAACTAGTTGATACCAACCATTAGAAGGCTTAGCAACATAATTACCTTCTAGTGCTAGATCGAGAAGACCAGACCACTTCTTAATACCACCTTCGAATGAGACGGTAATTGGAATCTTACTCTTCTCTTTAACATAACGAGACTTCTCTACGTTAATGACGAAGTTGTAGCCAGAGATCTCACCGTTTTCCTTCTCTTGCTGACGTCCAAGAATCCAGATCGTATCAGCAGAGTAGTAAATACCGGTACCTCCGCCAACAATAGCCTTAGGAAACATTCCAATTTCCATATAGGTATGGTTAACAACAATAAGAGGAATATCTTTAAGAGTCAAGTGAGGTGTGACCATACGGAAGAGTGACTTAAGACTCTTTGCACGTGACATATCAGCAACTGACTTCTCATTGAGAGTATCTTCTACTTCCTTCTTAGAAGCCAAGTTACCGACTGAGTCAATAATAATAACAACCTTATCGTTACGACCAATCTCACTCAACTGCTTCATAACATCAAACTTAAGTACTTCGATATCAGTAATAGGAGTATGAACTACTCGTTCCTTATCAATACCAAACGAATCAAAGTATGCCTGAGGAGTACCAAACTCTGAATCGTAAAAGAGAAGAGCTGCATCTGGATATTGCTTCATGTATGCACTAGCCATAAGAAGACTAAATGCAGACTTAAAGTGCTTCGAAGGACCAGCAAGTACTGTCAAGCCAGGAGTCAAACCACCATCAACACGACCTGAGAGTGCAACGTTCACCATTGGAACGCTAGTAAGAATCATATCCTTCTTACCATACACCTTGCTCTCAGTAAGAACTTCAG